AATGTCGCCTGATGCGATATCAATCCAAGTTGTACCGTTGTACATAAACAACAAGTTACTTGATGTGTTATAATAAAGCTGACCGCTGACAGGAGTTGCTGGGGCAGTCGCTTGTTTGTCAATTACTACATTCAGTAATTGGTTCTGCGTCATATTGACGTTGGTGAGGAATTTGTACGACATAGTTTTTAGTTTAAATAAGCTTTCCCATCAGTAGGTCCGCTAAAAGTTATTATTAATTGGTTTGCGTTTGTATATTCTAAAGCTCCTACAATTTGCACATTTAATGTATCTACACAGGTTACAGAAGGATATGCATTTAAGTTGTGATTTACAACCCAAATTGTAGATGGTGTTGACTGAGTATAAGTAAATGTAGCTACTGTTGGGTGAGCAATTACCCACTCTCTTGTAGCTAATGTACCATCTTCATTTGGTATCATTATGTTTCTACCTGATGTAGCAGTTTCTGCATACAGCGTAGTAGAAAATGTACCTGTGTCAAATACTAATGAACCAGAGTTAGTAATGCTAAACAAGTCAGACATTACCTCATCATTTGCTATTAGCTTTGCCGCTATAATATCATTTGTAGTAGTATTACCATTGTTTGTTACTTGTTGTAAATTACCTACATTTGATAATGACTCAGATGCCCATACACCACCATCTGCCGCAGGGAATATTGTAGTCCCATTAGGCGTACCTGTAGCGTTCCATCTATAAAACCCACCACCTATAAGATAACATACAGGTGTGTTATTAAATGTTTGAGCTTGTAATGCTGTAGTATTTGGAACAGTAACTATACCTCTCTCACGAAGAGTAGATATGATTGACTGTTGTAGCATTTTTAACCCACTAGGTCCTATCCAATTGACAAGTCCTCTTGGGTTATTATCTGCTTGGTCTACTATAGCATTTAATTGGTTTATATTCATATCTATTCTCTTGTTCTTCCAAATGCTTTTTGTACGCTACGTTTAACATCTGTAATACTCATAGTATTGTTTTTGCTTCTAAACAATTTCAACTCTTGGTCAAATAATTGTTTTTTCAATCCTGCTTCTTGTAAACTATTACGTTTTACTAAAGCCATTTTATAAGTAATATAAGCCTCAATTGCAGTTTGCGCTTTTTTAGGAATAAAACTCATTGAGTCAACATTGCCTATACCTACATAAGAAAGGAATAAGAACTTGCCAGGAAACCCTAACGGAACCATTATAATACCTTGTTGTTCATTAATATTAACAGAGTCTACTCTATTGCCATCACCAAATCCAAAGTATCTACCTTTTTGTTGTCCCCAATCATTATATAAATCAGAGAAGAAGAAAGGCATATATCCTTGATAAGGAAGATATGTGTTTGTTATTGAGTTGTTGCTTACAGCAACAGGAGGCAACACAGGGCTTGTTCTTGCTTGAGCAGCAAAATCATCAATTAAAAAATCTTCGTTCCAAAAATCATCTGCTACACCACCTGTATTACCTACCCAGTTAGTCCAGTTACCCGATGTATTCATCTGGCCAGGAACTTGGCTAAATTGGTCTTCTGTGTATGAACCAAGGCCGTCAAAATACGGTTGAGGTAAAATACCTGTTTCAACACCAAGTGGTCTCCAATAGCTTCCTACGCGTATTCCTACTGCACACCAATCCGAATAGTCATCAGGAAGGGTAAACCATTGTTGGTCATCTTCTCTTTCTAATATTACATTATTAACAATTTGCATAGAAGTATAAGACATTTCTCTTACTGCCTCTGCTGCAAATGTAAGCACCTTTGCGTAGTTGTGAATGGTTTTGCCATTCTTAAACAACCACGCATTGATTATTTCGTCTAAACTTACAAAAGCTCCTGTAGGTGTCATTAGTTATTATTTTATAAATTCCTCTGGTGATGCTTGGAAGCTTTCATCTCTGATAGTTCTAATCTCAGCAACGTATAATTTAACTACTGCGTCAATTGCTTGTGCCTCCAACTCAGGAGAAACAGGCAATGGATCATTTGGACCATATTGTGATAAGTCTGCAATAGCTAATTTCATGTCAACTGTGTATATTCCATCACCAATTAAATTTCTGTAAATTGTTATTTTTTTACCATCCCATACATAAGGCACTCTACCTAACAATGAATTAACTTCTGTAATTTGTTGTAAGATATAGTATTGCCCAGCAGGTATTGGTATAAATTCATGTTGTGGGTAATTACTTGGATAAACACTAAATACACCCATCTTTTCAGGTAGATACATAGGCGTTACAGGAAGTGTAACAAAACAAGTATCATCTATCCCGCCAACTACTTCAATGTTTTCATATGTAGCAATCATTACTCCATCTGGAATAGTAGCACCATCTATATTAAATGTCATATTAAACATCTCTACTTTAAGTAAAGTGTTTATAGCTGATTCTAATTGCTTTTCTATTTCTGCATCTTTAACCCTATCCCTGTTGCTTGGGTAACCCCCTGACAACACTCTTCGGATTCTTTCAATCATTTGTGATTTAGTAGTCATTTAATTCTTTTTAAGTTGTTGCAAATTGTTCTTTTGCTAATCCTGATACTTCTTCAGCACTTAAGTTCACACCAATATAAGATAATGCTCTTGCTATAATTTCCATCCAATACTCTTTGCTAAACTCTAATTGAGTTGAAGTACCTGGGTTATATACAATAGCATTAGAACCAACAGGTATAGTATACCCAATTACAGGTGTTGTTGGTTTAGATATATAGTGTATTTCTAATGATTTACCAGTAGCTAATTGCGTACGAGGATACAATTGAATATAATTGCCATCAAAGCTAAATATAGGAGCATCAGATGTAACAGGATACAGAGTAGATTTTAATGCATCTACAACCTCTGAGTTAAGATATTGGTCTACATTATCTTCTAACCCTGATACGCTATCTAATATGTTTAACCCAATAAAGTAAGCATAGTCAGGTATTGTAGTATCTATTGTTATTACACCAGCTACAGTTATACCCGTATTGGTAATTGTTTGTCTTTTTCTAAATGGTCTTAATGCGTCAATAGTTAACTGATTAGAACCATAATCGGGATTAGGTGCACCACCTTTAGTGCCTGTTGATGTAGCTGGTAAACCCCAATAGTAATGGAATAAATTAGTTTGGGCAGCGTCTAATACTTGAGATACCTGGTCAGGAGACAAATAACCTCTACGGTCTTTATCACATATAAAATTAATAAATGTATATACATCAAAAATATTAGTCATCTAAATAGGTATTATTTCACATAATACGCTCAAAACGACTATATACCGATAAGCTTTAAGATTGGTTTTCTTAACATAAATAGGATTAAAAAAGCTAATCCTAAATACAGTTTAAATAATGTTTTGTTTTTTCTTGCTAACTGGTTTTCTTTATCGTATATTTTTAACTCTAAAGCTTTACAAGAATCTATTAAAATAGCTTCTTTTGCTTTGTCTACAACTACATGAGTTGTTTGTTTATTAATAGTTCTTGTAGGTATTTGGCCAAGCCATTTAACCCATAGGTTGCCATTCTCCAAATAAACACTAAAGTCATTAACAATGGTGTCTAAATGACACTCCATTGGCATATTAACTTTAAAGCTATCGTGGATAACTGTATCTTTATAAATTATCGTATCTTTAAGTACTTCTTCCGTAATTGTGTCATTAACGCATTCTCCATTAAGAATAACTTGTTTCTTAACTTGGGCATAATATTTGGGATTGCTAAGCACTCTCTTAACAGGGCTACAGGAATAAAACACGCTAATAATAACGCCCAATAAGAATATACCAATAGCTTTTGTACCCATAATTTATTTTTTACGTTTAAGGTTCTTTTTAATCTGGATAACATAGTTAATTATAGCAAGTACTGAAACAATAACACCTAATATAAATGTTACATTAGTTTTATCTAAATTAGCAACTATATTTAAAAACAAGCTTGCTAATAACCAATAGTGGTTAGTTGAAGAGTCATGGGTAGATACTTCCATTACAATAAAATCTTTTTGTAGTTATTAAATCTTTCTAATCTATCGGCAAGCCCATGAGTTCCGCCGTTAACTCTTGAAGTTAATTTGATTAGTGTTTTATCGTCTCTTAAATTGTCTGTATCTGCTATTTTACTTAAGCCATTTTTATTCCAGAACCAAATAGCACTTAGTCCTGCAAATTCATCATCGGCAACTATATCTGGGTTGTCGTACACTTCGTTGTTTTTTATATCTTCAGAAAATTGTTTATAATTATTTTTACCTGTTAACTGGATATATCCACGACCTTTGTACTTCCAACCATCACCACTTTTCTCATCTCCATTACCCATACGATTTGCATAAACCCTGTTAGCTATCTTTTCAGGTTGTCTATGGTAAGCTTCTGCTGATGCTGCTGTAAAATATTTAGGAAATACTTTTACTAAAGATTCTTTACTATAGTTTAAATTTTCTGATTTAAATTTAAACCCACCTGACTCGTGAGCAACTTGTGCTAAAAAATGAGCAGCCCTTAATGGGGTATCAATGCCATGTGCTGGCATTTGGTCAATAAGTGCCTGAGGCACAATACCTTTAAGTTTATCAAACATAGTAAATAATACGCCCATAAAAAAACCCTATATGACATTTCATATAGGGATAATTTTAATTGAAATACTTGAAAGGGAAGTAGAAACTCCCCCGTTCAAGATTTCAACACAAACACAATCTTAAG